GCAGTAGAAATATTTAATAAAATGTGTAATGAAGTTGATGAATTATTACCATTAGATGTTAAAGAATGTGCATTAATAGCAGTAGATGAAATATTAGATGCAATAATTGGAACATATGATTTTGATATAATAAATGAGTATTGGGAAGAAGTTAAACAAGAAATAAAAAAGCTATGATTAACTTCTACGAGGTAATAATAAGAGTAAATGGCTTTATAACCAGCACCAGAATAATAGCCAAAGAAAACCCTACCATACTCGAATACGAAAATAGGGTTAAGGATTCCTATTACGGAGGCAGAAAAAACTGGAGATTGAAGGATAAGTTTGATATTAAAGAATTTATAGTCATTAAACAAAAATTAGGCTTATGATTAAGTTAGAAATAACTCCAGAGGAACTACAAAGAGCCAAAGAAATGTATCAGTTTAATGCTCTTAAAAACTCCGTTACAGAAGGCAAGTCTAATATCTATGGGGCAATAGGAGAAGTAATGGTTTTTGATTACTTTAAAGATACATTTGATGTAAAGCTTGAAAATACATTCGATTATGATTTACTAATCAACGGCAAAAGAATAGAGATAAAGACCAAAAAAGCTTCCAATCTACCAATAAGTGAAGATTATAATGTAAACATATTTGCTACAAGTATGAAGCAGATGTGCGACTATTACTTCTTTACCATAGTAACAGATGATTTCAAACTATGTTATTTACTTGGGTATTTAAGGAGGTTTGATTTCTATAAAATTGCTACCTTTGCAAAGAAAGGACAACCAGATGGCCCTAACTTTAATTTTAGAGCAGATAGTTACTCCGTAAAAATAAAAGACTTAATTAAATTCCAATGATGACAATAATATTTTTAATACTCGCAGCATTCTGCAATGCAGTTATGGATGTGCTATCAACAAGGTACTATGTTTCTATATTTGGAAACTTTAAGAACAAACAATTTTGGGACTGGAACATCAGTTGGAGAAACAAATGGCAATGGGGCGATAAAGCCAATGGAGAAAAGTTTTTTCTATCAAGCTCTATGCTATCATTTATGACCGATGGGTGGCATTTAGCTAAGGCTTTGATGATAGTGTTCATTTCATCAGCGATAGTCTGTTATAAGCCCTTATTTGGCTTAATAGACCTAATCTTATTTAATTGTATCTGGGGGATAACCTTTGAATTGTTTTATAGTAAGCTATTGATTAAAAAAATAGAGTAAAAATTGCTATATTTGGGTATGGCAAAAGCAGTATCAAAAGCAATTAAAGTAAACTTCGGTAAAAGAAAAGGTGGCAAGGCCTCTAAAGCGAAGAATAAACAAAAAAAGAAATACAATAGACAAGGAAGATAATGGCTAAACAAGTTAATAAATCTACTCTAAAGTGTAATGTTCCTAAAAAAACACCATCGCATCCTACAAAATCACACATTGTAAAGGCTTGTGATAATGGTATGGAGAAGATTATTAGATTTGGCCAACAAGGTGTAAGTGGTTCTCCATTTAAAAAAGGAGAATCAGAAGAAGATAAAAAACGCAGAGCAGCATTTAGAGCCAGACACGCAAAGAACATTGCAAAAGGTAAGTTCTCCGCAGCCTTCTGGAGTAATAAAGTGAAATGGTAATTAAAAATTTCTGTTGTCTATTTAAAAAACCTTGGGATAAATCTAAAAAACTACGGAGTATAAAAATATCCAAAAACCCTCGGACTGGATTTTGATTAAAAAATTTCGGAGGGGGTATTTTAACCCTAAATTCGATTGCTAAATTCTTTAGCACGATTACTAAAACTTTTAGCAAATGTACTCAAAATAGTACACTTGACCTAAATTTAGGACATTGCTAATATTTTTAGCAAAATTACTCAAACTTTTAGCATTCAATTAAAATTACTAAAACTTTTAGCATTTTATTTTATTGGCCATAACCAGAAAATAAATTAATGCAGTTTTTTAGTATTTAATAGTTTAAATTTTGGCTAAAATTGCCTTTTTTGGCTTTATTTTAGCTTTCAATTATTCGGCAAAGGTATAAACATTTTGCAAATAAAAGAATAGATATAAAAGTTTTTCTAATTTAGAATGAATATAAATTGCAAATAAATTTGCATACAATATAAAACAGCTTTATACTTGTATCAACAAACCAAATATAAAACCCTTTAAAACTAACAAAATGAACAAGCTCAAAACAAACCCACAAAACCAGTACACCCAAAACGAAGTAGAACAAATTAAAGAAGTAAACGAAATACTAAAAGACTTCGCTGCTTTTATCGTTTTAATGCTCATAACCGTTTTAGGTCTTATGTTTCTTTGCACAATTAACTAAATTAATTTAAACCCCTTAAAACCCCTTAAAAATGAAAAAAGTTTTAAACGCCGACAATGTAGCCCATACATGGGCACACCAGCAACAAAATGAAGCCTACACACCAAATAGAAGCTTTTATTTTTATGGCCCTACAATCTATTCGTATGGTTCGCATTTTCCAATAGCAAAACACGCTACAAACAGCAAAGGCGAAAATAAAATTTTATTTACTACCCGTAAATATAGCAATACAACAGCAAAGCATATAAACAAGGTATGGAGCTCTATACCAAATAGAGAAAATTTAATTTTTTGTTATAACCCATGCGAAACAGTAAACGATAATTTAACTTATTGGAATAGGGAAATAGATTCTATTTATAGGGCCTTAGCAAAGGCTAAAAAGCCTTCAAAATATCTTTTTGAACTTACCCACCTAAAAGCTCAAATTTTAGAATATTGCAATTTTATGGAGGTAGAAATACCACAAGCAATAAGCCTAAAATTGGATATAACCAGTAAAGCCGAAATTGTAGAAATTGTAGAAAAAGAAAAAGCTATAAAAGCCGAAATAGAAGCAAAGAAAGAGAAAGAAAAAGAAAAATATAATAAAGAACAAATAAAGAAATTTAGAAATTTTGAGCGTTACAGTCCTTTAATTAATTTTTCTTGTTTACGCTATAATGAAGCTACTCAGCGAATAGAAACCAGCCAAAGGATAGAAATACCCGTAAACCTTGCAAAAGTCTTTTATAGGGCAATTAAAACAGCTTTAAATACTAAGGAATTAAATACCGAAATTTTGGATAATCTTAAAATCTTAGATTATAAAGTTAAGAACCTACAAAAGGAATTTATAGAAATTGGCTGTCATAAAATAGAAATGAAAGAAATAAATAAAATCGCTAAAAGCCTAAATTTCTAAGCCATGACCCAAAAACAAAACAAAATAAGGAAAACGCTTTTTCATTATCTTAATAGCTCGATATATTTTACAATAGATATACTTAGCCCCTATAAAACGGACAAAGGCGAAATAGCGTATTTTCTAAATGATAGCTTTACAGCTTACGAAACCGAAAAAGAGCTATTGAAAGCTATAAAAGGCGAACACCCACACATTGAAGCAATAACAGTTAAACAATTTTAAACCCTCTAAAACCCTTTAAAATGTACCAAAATTATATATTTTTTCTATTTTGCGAATTAGCAAGAATTAAAAGCAAAGAACTAACACAAGAGCCATACGATGTACAATTTCCACTATTTGTCGATTTGTTTAATGAATATAGACAAAGCCCCCAAAGCGAACAAAATAAAAGCGAATACGACTGTATTGTAGACTTTTTAAACGACAAAGAGCTTGAAAGAAAATTAATAATAAATGATATAAATACAATCATATCGGAACAATTACCTTTATTGCATTATGATAATAAAATACTTTATATTATAAAAGAAGCTTTAAACACATACAACAAAACAAAATAAATTTAAACCCCTTAAACCCCTTAACCATGGAATTAATAGTAACACCAGTTTATGAGCTTAACGAACTAAGCGAACCAGCACAAAATAATGCACACGAAGCCTTTATATATAGCCACGAATACGACTACGAAATAATAGATATAAAAAAAACATTAAACGCCTTTTGTGATATATTCGATATCAAATGGAAAAATTTTGATTTTAGCGAACATTGCTACATTGATTATGTTATAAATTTGGATGAAAATATATTAAACCTTAAAGGCAAAAGATTAATTTCGTATTTATGGAATAACTACCAAAACGACCTATTTAAAGGCAAATATTTAAAATCTAAAAGCTTTGAAGCTATTCCAGCAACAAAACACAAATACCAGCATTTTAGGCAAGGTGCAAAATCTTTAAACCCTTATTTTTGGTGCACATATAGAAGCAATATAAACTTAGAAAATGAAGCAGTATTAACGAGTACTTATTTAGATATGGATATTTTAGAGCCTATTTATAAAATACTAAAAGAATACGAACCGAATACAACATTTGAGGAGCTTATGGATAAATGTTTAAATAACTTTTTAAGCCAATGCAATATAAACTACGAATACTATTATAGTTTTGATAACTTCGCCGAAATTAGCGAAATAAACGAATATAGGTACAACGAACAAGGTAAATTAATTTAACCCCTAAACCCTTACAAAATGAAAATTAAAACAATAGACATACAAGCAAATGAATATTTTGACAAAGTAAACGGAAATAGCTATTTTAACGCTAATATATATTTGAACTACGATAGCCCGAATAGGGTTAAAATTCATATACCCTTTGAATACGGTTATAATAGCCAATATATATATAGAGCAACAAACAAG